TGGGAACTTGGCCGCTGGCTGGAACTTCATAGCAGTTGTTGTTCTGGGAAGGAGCTGGAGGAGAAGTGACCTCTCGCCCTAGATTCAAGGAGCGTCTACGTCAGGAGATACTCCGTAAGAGAGGACTCCAGCGAGAAGGCCGCGGACATCTTGGCGATGTGCCTAAGCCTGAGTTCACTGACAGTGGAAACAAAACCCTAGCAATGAGGCTATTGGAGGAGATACATGGTAGGCCGATTGAGGAGCTACTGATGGAAGGCAACATCAACGAGGTTGGCGCAGCCCTGTTTCTTGACCCATCTACGGTATCCAAATGGCGTTTGAGATTAGGATTAAGGTGATGCGCGTCTTTCCTACTGAGATTATTGGTATTCTCCTACACTCAGGTAAATACACTCCGAACCAAGTCAGGCTTGCTTACAACTTAAAGGCTATATAGGTATGGAACCCAGGCAACTCGGCGAGTTCCTTAGATGGAAACCTGTGTATCCTACACCATTCATCAGTAATGGAATCCTCTACCCTCGTAACCGACTCATGTTGTACGGTCGATACAAGGCACTCAAGTCCATGATGTTCCTTGCACTAGGCCGAGCCCTTGCCTGTGGTCAGCCCTGGATGGGGTTTGACACGCCTAAGGATGGTATCCGAGTCCTTTACCTCCAGCTTGAGATACCTGAACTATTGCTTCACAAGCGCATGGCTAGGATGGAGTTAGGCTGGAGTGCGACAGGGTCGGAGCGGATGGGTAAGATGCTACGGGAGAACTTCTACGTATGGACTGAGCCGTACATGAAGCTAGACCATGAGCCAGGCATAGCAGCACTCAGGCAACGGATAGAGGCAATCAAACCAGCGGCCATCCTTATCGACCCCGTATATAAGATTATCAGTGGCAACATCCTCGACCCGAATCACATTAGGCAATTCTGCGACAACATTGATGTCCTACTAGGAGACTACGAACTGTCGATTCTCCTAGCACACCATGCTAGGAAGTCCGCTATCAGTGAGGACAGTAGCTATGACCTTGGCTCGGATGACATGCTCGGTGCGGCGGTGTTCTCATATTGGGCGGATACGGTAATCAAGATAGCAAAGACAGGCGAGAAGAATAACCAGATAGGACTGCAACTTAACTTTGATGTGATTCGTCATGCGGAGGAGGAGATTGAGCCGAAGACCATTGTGTTTGATAGGGAGGACTTGATGTTCAGGGAAGGAGGACAGCTTGTTAGCATAGCTAGGTAGAATCCATCTCACTGGGAAAGGAGGTGATACAGATGTTTGACCCGAACGAGAAGCCTAACGGTCAGGGCCAGGACGACCAGGAGCCTCAGCCTGTCGAGACTGAACCCGAGGAGTCGGAGGGCGAGGAAGACGACGAGGAGGAAGAAGAGGACAAGGAGTCCGAGTAGGGCTCTGTGGGTAGAGGTCTGATGGGACTAGGGAAGACCCGCGACGGCTATGGGGCTGAGGCCGTCAGAGGATAAGGTAGTAGCAAGGAGGAATTGCAATTGGTGCAAGAGAAGCCTAGTGTAGACAGGCCATCAGGAGGGGATACTCCACTAAGGCACTTCAAGGGAGTGCTGGACAGTTACGGTATGGAACAGCGGGAGTTCCAAGGCCGCAAGTACAGTGTTGTGGAGTTCAACTTCAAGGACCTGGATGTTATTGACTCGGAGGAGCCGTACCCGTTCCCGATAGCGGTCATTCGGGTAGGCTATGCCCCTCCGTCGCAGTCCAAGGGCGGGAACAAGTGGGAAGCACTGGCCTCAAGTGTCCGTAAGCTGAGCCCTGCGAACCCGGACATCGACATACTAGTAGGCAAGCCTCAGGAGTGGAAACGCAATCCATTCAAGCTGAGGCAGGCACTGGTTGACGAGGATGGTCAACCTGTCATGGAGGATGATGGGAAGGGAGGACAGCGGCAGCAGTGGGGTGATGTGGATGTTCCCTGCTGGCAGGTTGTCAGTGTGGATGGGCTCGGCTCCACGCAGCAGGCCGACCAGGACTTCGATGCCTTCCTTGTGGAGTTGGCCGATGGCAAGGCTGATAAGGACTTCTATGAGGCAGCACTTACCAACTCACAGGTCACGGCCAGACCGAATGTGGTCACAGCTATCACGGACAGGAAGCTGCTGGATACACTCATTCAGGCCGGCAAGCTGAGTCGGGATGAGGAAGGAGTGTTGCACAAGGTTTAGGCTGATGGGAGGGTGGGCAGGTCTTACCTCCCTTTGGCCTGTCCACCCTCCTCAGCATTGGAGGTGCAAATGAAATACACTAATAGGTACAACATCGACGAGGCCATAGCTCAAGCCGTTGCCAATGACTCATATGAGAAGGTAGGTGACACCTCAGTTACGCGCCTGATTCGGCCCCCGCAGGTCACAGCACTGGAGGCCGCTCACGAGGACGAGTTGGAGATGGACGTGAGCGACGGTCTGTGGATGCTACTAGGGCAGGCCATAGGTGACATCATCGAGCGAGGGAGTTCGGTCGGAGTTCAGCGGCAACGGTTGCTGGTGGAGGTGGGTGGATGGGAGGTTTCAGGTGAGTTCGACATCTGGTACAAGGAGGGAATCCTCAAGGACTACAAGGTAACCTCCGTCTGGGCGTTTCTACTAGGAGGCAAACTGGAGTGGGAGGCACAACTCAATCTCTATAGGCTGCTCGCACTGAGGCACAACTATCGAGTAGACAGGCTAGCCATCGCTGCCATCCTGCGCGACTGGAATGTAAGACAGATTGGAATTGAGGACTACCCTAATATTCCGTTCCTTGAACGGGAGATTCCAGTCTGGCCTGTCGCCGAAGCCGAGGCGTTCATGCACCTCAAGGTAGAGGAGCACATGAATGCCAAGACGGTCTTCATGGCAAGGCCTTGCTCAGCTGAGGAGCGTTGGGCTAGACCTGACCAGTGGGCGACTAAGAAACCGGGAGCGAAGCGGGCTACCAAGCTGTTCACTGATAAGCCAATGGCTGAGTTTGCTGCTCGGTCGCAGGGATTGGAGTTGGAGTTCAGGCCTGGAGAGAACGTTAGGTGTGAAGGCTACTGCCCTGTGGTTCGGTGGTGTGAGCAGGCTAAGCAGCTAGGTGTGAAGGCTACTGGTCACCCGTCACTCAGTCCGCCTGGAGGTTACAGTGGAACCTAGGACATTCCACTTCGTTATCTATGCACTTGCCTGGAAGCTATTCAAGGCCAAGCTAGCTCGGAGTAGGAGGAGGCATTGGACATATCAGGAGTTGATGGCACTACAGCTTGCCTGTCTGGAGGAAGCACTCGATGGCCAGCAAGAGGCGACTCCGGCGTAAGCAGTGTGCCAACAAGGTAAGGTACTCCTCAAGGAAGGAGGCAAAGGGTATGAGCTTGAGGCCAAGTCTACAAATCTACAAGTGCCCGTTCTGCACAGGCTATCATGCAGGACACAAGCCAATGAGGAGGGAGAGCCGTGGATGAGCAGGAGCCGTATGCGGCACTGGACAACCTCATAGACCACATAGGCAACGACATAACACCAGGTATTATAGAAAGACGGCCGGCCTTGAAGGCAGCGGTAATTCGAGGTCTGAAGGTAATTGACCGCGCAGTGAAGGAAGGAAGGTACAGGCCTGATGTTGCTCAGCTTGGAAGGTAACGAGTCCAGCGGCAAGACCACACTAGCCTATTCAGCCCCACTTCCTATCGTCGGCTTTGCCTTCGATATGGGCTTCGAGCGGGCGGTACAAGGAGGCAGGTATAACGAGCTATTCAAAGGGCTCCGTATCAACACGGTCCCCTACGATGGGAACCCGGAGGGTAAGGTCTGGGACGATGTGGACATTACGGTATTCGAGCTACCTCAGCCGATACAGTTGGACTCGATTCGGGTGGTAGGCTGTCAGAAGTTGTGGCAGTATTTCATACAACTGTGTGCGAGGACACTGAGCGACCCCAGAGTCAGGACTGTGGTGATTGACACCATGACGGTTGCCAGGCGTGTCAAGGCCAGTGCGTACTTGGAAGGGCTGCAAGGTGTTGCGTTTGACAATAACGGCAACAGGAAGTCTGGGGAGAGGTTGAGGGAGAAGCTGATACAGATTGAGTACGGGTCGGTCAATGATGCCATTCGGGACATCTACACAAGTGCGGCAGGAGTTAAGGTGAATCTAGTGGCAACTCACCACCTAACCGACGAACGTAAGGATCACATTGGTAAGGACGGCCAGATTGAGCAGGTGCTCACGGGGAACAAGCTACTTGAAGGGCTTGCAGGAACACACAGATTTGTGGACATTGCCATACGGATGGAGAAGGCTGAAGGCAAGTTGAGTGGTAAGTTCCTCAAATGTGGCTACAACTTGAGTCAGGAAGGCACAACCCTGACCGACCCGACCTGGGACGGTATTGCTAACCTTGTAGCAATGGGGACTGGAGACCGAGTACAGTTGGATAGGAGGGTGGCCGTTGAAGTGTCCTAATCCTAACTGTGACGGTAACGTCCTCGTCAACAGAATGCGGACGGATACAGTCTCCAATGAGGGCACAATCCCAGAGCTTAAGGAGTGGGATGAGGAGTGGGTTATCTGCGACGAATGTGCGGAGACTCCATCGTTTACCTGGGAGACCGTTGATGGAAAAGCTAGGCTAGTATTGCTGGGAGGTGACCCATTTCCTGCACATGGTTGACTCCGGAGGAAGCGGCCGATTACACCAAAGTCCACTACACTACACTTCTAAGGTGGGTCAAGTCGGGCAAGTTGAAGGTGAGCCGGCCAGGAGAACCTGGCAGTAGGGTAGTGAGGATATGCCTTAGTGACCTTAATGACTACATGGAGGGTAAGGAAGATGCTGTGTCCTGAGTGTGGTAGTACGGACAGCTTTGAGTTGACGGTCAAGTTCCATATCCCTATAAAGGATGGAGGCAACTTGGCTACCAGTATCGAAGGGAAGGCTACGGCTGAGGAGCCTGACGATGAGGAAGTAGTCTGCTCTGGGTGCTCTTACCAACCTCAATTCAAGCGGCAAGACGACCTCATTCAGTTCAACTTCCAGCAGAGGCCTGGAGATATAGCTGAAAGGTGGAGGGCATGACTGGCACTACCCTCAAGGTAGACCAAAATGAGCCTGGACAGGCATTCGGCCTCATGCAACAGAGTGTGCCATGCCTAGTCGATACTCTCAATGTTCAGGGCTATGCCGACTACCTTTGGCCTGGAGTGTCAGGCCTCCAGCAGGTAGAGCGTAAGACCTGGAATGAGCTACTCGCGGACACGGGCTCGGTTGAGGTCCAGCTGCGCCGTCAGATGCAGGCACACCCTGAGGTACGGCTGATGCTTGTGGTAGAGGGCGTAGCTACCAGTGCCCCCCAAGGTTCAATGACATTTGCCAGGTCAATCAAGAGTCAGCGGCCTGTCTTCTACGCAAGCAAGACGTATGCTAGGCCTATCCAGACTGTGTACGCGTGGCTGTACCAGGTGGAGAAGTTTGTCGAGGTGCACCACACATCATGCTTTGAGGAGACAATGGGGCTGATTGTAGCTTTGTATAAGGCTGACCAACGGACTGACCATAGTACCTTCGAGCGGTACATTAGGCAGGTAGAGTTCCATCCGAACCCGCAGGTGCAGAGGTTGTTGGGAATGGGGGAGGGACTTGGTATAGGGCCGACGCGGGCTGAGGCACTGATAAGGAGATTCGGTACGGTATACAACGTGCTCAAGGCTAGTACGCAGGAATTAGCGGAGGTGGAGGGTATAGGAGCTAAGTTGGCAAGTCAGTTGCTTAGAGGAGTTGGGAGGCTTGATGTCTAAGACCTTCGCACCTCAGTACGAGCGGGATGAGCACGGCTGGATTCTCTTCCCAGGCCGGGATACAACCTGGCGTAGACAGCTATTCCCTGAAGGCGTGTTCGACCACCCTGCCAAGGCGAATATGTACCTTGTCCAAGCGCTTATCGAGTACCTGACCGAACCAGGAGACACTATCGTAGACCCGTTTGCTGGTACTGGTACATTGCTAGTAGGTGCCCTGATGGGACGCAACATTGCTCTCATTGAGCTAGAACACCAGTACCTTGACCTACTAAACCAAATCCAGGAGAAGTGGGAAAAGGATAAGCCGATAGCTAACCCTAGCCTGGGACGGATATTCGTCTTCGAGGGGGACTGTAGACAGCGGCTTCAGGATATGGACTTCCTTTGTGATGCCTCCATATTCAGTCCACCTTACTCGAATGTCCTCAGTTCTGGTGGTGAAACAGGAACAAGGGCTCTCAGTGAAAGGATAACTCCTGACAGGATACAAGCATACGGCGGCAAGTCCGCATCGTCACTTAACCTTGGTCGCCTCAATCCCTTCTACTTCGAGCAAGCCATGAACCGTGTCCTACAGCGACTACTCGGTAGACTGGTACCTAATGCTCCGATAGCACTCATTGCCAAGGATGCAATGCAAGCAGGCAAGCGCCTAATGCTCTCCGAGAAGGTTATTAGGCAGGCGCAGAGGAATGGGTTTAAGCTTGCTGAGTGGTTCAAGTGGAAGCAGCCTATGTCATCGTATCGGGCACCGGCCGAGGCTAAAGGCATTAAGACTGTTGAGGATGAGGACATCTTGGTTTTTAGGAAGGAGAGCTAGTAGTGACCCTCCCGACTGACAAGCAGGAGTCATATGCTGATGTATTGGTCAACAAGCTACGGGCTGCTGACCACTTCATGGCCGAACGGTTTGCTAAGCAGGTCCTCGACTGTACCGACAAGTGGGAGATGTCGAAGTTGATAGACCGCATGAAAGGGGAACTGGAGGAGATAGAGGA